ATGAAGAAAATCGTTTTAATAAACTAACTTCAAAACAAATAAGAAACTTTAATAGGAGGGGAGATGACGATTGATATAGGTCATAACTGCATTGGGTGTCATGAGGACACCCAGTTCGGTAGTGGGAGGTTTGTTAATAGAATTCCTGCGGAAAATGATGAGTATAATGGTTATTTATGTGTTGATTGCCAGTCAGATAATTGTGATGAGTGTGATACACTAACACATGAATATCACCATGATGATGACGGCAATTTTTTATGTGATGATTGCTATGTAAACAAAGTTAAAATGGGTCTAACAAGTGACCCTTACGATATATTGGAGGATGAATGAGTAATACAGAATTAGCTTATGAAATTAGAAAAGCGTTAATAAAGAATGGCTATGTAAGATATGACCACGAACAAAATAAAATTCTTGAATGGTTAATTTTAGATGTTTTAGAGGAGGTAAGATGAGAGATAATCCAGATGATCTAGCTAATCAAAAGCTAGAAAAAATAAGAAAGTGGTGTTTAATCAATGCAAGGTATGATTGGGATAGTGCAGATGCTCGTGAAGAGTTCCAAGCTATTGTTAATCTAATTGATGAGGAAGAGGGCGATTAGCCCTCTTTTTTTTGCTCTATTTCTTTTACTTCTGTAAAGTCAGCGTCAATAATATCTCCGTACAGTTTGCGTATATCTTTTAATCTAGACTGTACTTGGTCTAAGCTCATTGAATCAATAGAATTAACCACATGAATGTTTTGTGCATGATTGTAAAATCCTGCTGCTTGACCTCGATTCTTTTCAGCTTGAACGGCTGCACTCCAAGCATTTTTTTCTTCTGCTTTTCTGGACAGTTCATCTAATCTACTGACGTGCCTGTCATAAGTAACGGCAGTTTTGTGTTGCATTTCTTTTTTCATCTCATCGATGTATCTAACAACCTCGGGATGTTTCTGAGGATTTAATAATTCAGATGCTGTTACAGTTGCTCTGCTTTCCCCGTATCCTGCACGTTTTGCCGCCTCTGTGGCTGTAATTTGTCCATCGTTTGAAACGTATTCATTAACAAATCTAAGTTGTTTTAACGTTAAGCGTTTAGTCATACGCCTATATATAGAAGATATCAAAAGTTAATTCTATTAAAAAATTAAGTAACTCCTGAGAGAACTAAAACGTACTATGAAGGTACTAAGTAAATCATTGTAATATAGAGATTAATTGGTCAAAGTACGTTAGTACGTTGAGTTTCAGAGTTGAAGGATAAAAATTGTACTACTAACTTTTAATTTCTTCTATATGTGTTACTATACACCATGCGAAATTATAAAAAAGAGTACAAAAACTACCATTCCAAGCCAAGTGAACGTAAAAGAAGGTCCTCCAGAAACAAGGCCCGTAGAAAATTAGGCGATAAAAAAGGTTATGACGTTTCGCACCGTGATTCGAATCCCATGAACAATAAAAAAAGTAATCTCAAACATTCCAAGCCATCCAAGAACCGTTCATTCAAAAGAACGAAAAAAGCAAGAGAGGCTTAGTCTAAGAAAAACTTAGGATCTTCCGTTACTGGTGCTAAAATTTTTCGGAGAGCTTCAAACCCTTGACCGCGAACCGTGTTCCATTCCTCACGAGTATAGGTCCTATCATAATGAGGATTCCAAAACGTCACCGTAATCATGCCACATTTTGTGCATTCATGTATCCTTTTTACAGGACTATTAGGCAGTATCATGACTACCTCCTTTTCGGTGCAATATTATATGATGTTTTAAAAGATATGTAAAGCCCCGCAACTGAACAAATGCGGGGCACAGGAGCGGAAAGTTAGTGATTTAACGGGCCAAATATATGAATATTGGGAGTCGAACCGCCCGAACCACTTACGCCTTCACCTCACGATTAAGCCAGACACTTTCCATTGCCTGTAAAGGTAGGTTCTATCCCGACTCTAAAAGGGTGGTTCACCCTTAAACTCTATAACTGGTTTACTCATCCGAAATCGTGTAGTTTTTGAAACATTCTGGGTCAAGCGGTGGTCCGTAGTAGTATGCAACGGCATCGTTCTCACCTTCGGTCCATGTTTGGTGGTAGTAATTATCTTCATTGATTTCCCCTTGTGAGTGACAAACCTTACACTGCTCAATTGATTGCTCTGCTTCAAATGATAACCTGACATATCCATTTCCTTTGCAGTTGTGACATATCATTACCAACTCTTTTGATGCGTGTCGTAATACTTTGTAATCTTTTCATGTCTTCTCCTTTTTGGTTTTGGATCCTTAACAGCTTGATGACCTTGTTTTAATCTACGTCTATAAACAGCTCCTAGTACAGAATTCTTACTACGGCCAAAGATAGTGCCTATCTGCGAGTAAGAATATTTTTCTTTTAGTTTTTCAATTAAGTCTAATTCTCTGTCTGTATATTTTTTTTCAATTCCACTTCTCATTCGTACCTCCTTATTATAATTCTATGCAGTCTTTCCCATTGTAATCTAGTGGCTACTTCTCGACCGTTCCGTGGTTCGCGAAGCGCCTTCAATGATGCTTTTAACTTGCGTAATTTCTTTTCACATTTAGTCATCTTTCTATTCTCCCAGTTTAATTAACACACGGCGTAACCATGAGTCTTCCTGTTTTATCTCATAATACAACCAAATACAATAATCATCATCCCCTGGACAAGTTCGCATGAAACTCCAGAACGGGGAAAAGTAAATTAACATCCCCGTAATGATAATCATCGCAAGCCATTTATTCACGGCGTTTAACGATTTCCCCTGCAATCGCAGAGTACGCCGCCAAATCAACATAGCTATCATGTTTCGTTGCATGCATACTTCTTGCGATCTTTACCAAGCCCATCATAATAGCAACCTGATCAGGGCGAACAGGCGTCTCGAGATACGTGGACCATAAATCAGCAATGCGGGTGTGGTTAACAAGTTTATCACCGTAGTCTTCATGACGATCGCCCGCGACTAATTCTTTTGCTTCTAATAATATGTCTTCACAAATCACTGAAGCCTCGCTCTCTCTTCTTGCGTTCGCATTCTTTTTTCATAATACCCACGCAGTTTCAACATTTCTATTTCATCTTCTCTACCTTGCCACCAACGACCTAGATAAAAAACGATACCCCAAGAAATACCGATAGTTAATAAGTGCCAAAAATCAAACATCATGCGGACCCCTCTGGTTTGGATATAGCGAGGTAATGTTCCTCGCCTATCTCGTTTCCTAAATCCCATTGAACGCGTACCCAAACATCAATGTTATCACCACCATGTTTATCAACGAATTCTTGAGACGTCATTTCTGCAGCATCTTGCTCCATATCCATAAGCCAGTTTTTTACACTACCCATTTTTCTTCTCCTTATGTTTATTTACTAACCATACAATCTGATTACTGATGGAACGTAAATCTTTATCTGCTAACTTCTTAAGATCTTTCCACGTATTAAGTGGAACTGTTACAGACTTATATTTATCCGTGTTCATAATTTTCCTTTCTGGCCAAAAGACCGTGTGTTTATAAAAAGTAACTAATCTATCTTCCATAGCTTTCTCCTTAATATAAAAGACAATATAAGAATTTATTTTATTAAGTCAACCACTCCTTTAATTCTTCGCCTAAAACTTTTGCGGCAATGTCTATTTTATTACGAAGACTCTTAACAATCTTTTCATCGACAGTCTTCTCTGTCATTAAATCAATGTAAGTAACGCTCTTGGTCTGACCAATACGATGCGCTCTATCTTCTGATTGAATTCTTTTTTCTAAATCGTAGTTGTTAGAGTAATAAACAACAGTGCTTGCGGCAGTCAACGTCAAGCCGTAGCCGGCAGTCTGTTGATTACCTACAAAAAATCGCAAGGAATTGTCTGGATCCTGAAAGCGCTTGACAATCTCTTGCCTTTCCTTATCTGGTGTGTCACCAAAATAAGTTGATACACTATCGACCCCGTATTCCTTTTCTATCTCCTGTCTGATGTTACGAATATCTTGTCGATAGTTAGCCCATATAATAACTTTTCCATCTGTTTCAGCAAGTATATTCATTAATTCTTTTATACGATTATTTTTAAATGTCTGGATTTCTCCGTCTTCTCCTGTAAGATGTCCGCAACTAATTTGATGTAGTCGTAATAATTGTGTCATTACAGTAGGCGCCGTAACCAAACCACCCTTCTCAAGTTCTGCTAAAGCAAACTCTTTCATTGTTGAATACGCTTTCTTTTGTTCATCTGATAATTCAACAACTCTCTTCGTATAAACTTTAGGTGGTAGATCTAAACAATCTTCTTTCAATACTCTATAGGAATAAGGTTCTAACAATCCACTGAGCTCGCCCAAGTTTCGGTAACCAACAACTTTATTAAAGACGTGCGTACCAACATTTGTTTTTACTTGAATGCAGTATCTACTTTTAAAACTATAGTAAGAAGAAAATCCTAAGATCGCCGGATCAAGAAATTCACATTGTGAAAATAAATCAATTGGATCTTTTGTAACAGGAGACCCTGTTAGAATTCTTTTAAACTTCGCAAGTGTACCAAGTTTTAAAATATTTTTTGTTTGTTGTGCTTTTGGATTTTTTATCGTGGTGCTTTCATCTACCGCCATCAATGCACGATGACCATTTAGAAACCGTTCCGCGAACCGTGCACCCTTAGTCGTACGAAGCGCTTCAACATTCATTAATAATATGTCGAGCGTCAGATCCTTCGGGTCCTTTATAATACTCTCTAACAATTCTTTTTCTGTCTTATTAGGAGTAGGGGTCCATGATACAACATAAGGCTCCACGTGATCAGGCAAGTGATTAGGTATCTCTTGTTTCTCCCAGTTACGATACACGCCCTTTGGTGCAATAATAAGAGCACCATTAATATGACCTTGATCATACAACATAGACATATTATCAATGAGAACTT